TCCATCGGTTGGCGTATCTAATTTTAATGGATTATATTTTATCAATATTGTTAGAAGTAGATTTGAAGGAAATATATTTACACAAGAATTAGAATTAGTCAAACGACAAAATTGGAAAAAGAAAGATGCAGGAGGAACTCCTCAACTTACATCAACAGAAATACAAAATAACAGATCACAGTATTTGAAACAAATCGAAGTCGATTATGGTAAAGAATCAGATGTATATCGATTTGCGTTAGCTAACCAATCAGAAGATGGTAAAACATATGATGATGTTCTTTCTGCTGATGAAATTACTAAGGCAGGCTTAACAAGGCAAGATGCGGCTCAATTACAAAAAGCATGGAAAAACAGAAAACCACCAACTGAAAAAACTCCTGTACAGAAAAAAGCAACTGGAGCATCTGTTGCTGGTATTGATGGTGGAGCAACAAGATCTCCACATTCTTCATACGACGATGCAATATTAAGACAAAACAGAGCAAACAGTACATATTCTAGCGATACAGTAAACAATGCAAAAACAGCGGAGATTGCTAAAGGTGCAGATCAATCAGTAACTACTACAACAGACCCAACAGCAGATTTAAGCAGTAATTGGGTACCACCAAGTCAAAGAGGTATACAATAATGAGTATGGACGAAGAAATAAAGTCTTATAATCAAGTAAAAAGATCATCAGGCGCAGGTGGTGCGGCAATACCACCTGGACCTCATTTAGCTAGAGTTGTTAATCATCTTGACACAAAACGACAAGGGTCATTAAGAGTAGAATTATTATCAGATGTATTATCTGGTAATGATAGAGATACAGCAGGACAACTATTTACTGTTAGATATTGTATGCCATTTTATGGTGTTACTAATTTATCTAGCAACGGAAAGAATAACGATTATTATTCAACACAACAAAGCTACGGTTTTTGGGCAGTACCACCTGATCCAGGGACTAAAGTTCTTGTTATGTTTGCAGAAGGTAGAAGTAATCAAGGGTATTGGATAGGATGTGTACAAGACGAATATATGAACAATATGGTTCCTGGAGGATATCCTGCAGATAAACCAAGTAATATTGTTCAAGATAACATTATAGCAGATTTCAAAAACAAGAGTTTACCTACAGGAGAGTTTAATAAAACAATACCTTCTAATGCGTCAGGACCTTTAGATCAACGAAGAGGGAATAATCCGGATAAATTTCCGAGACCTCTTAATCCTATGATGTCTTTAACATTGGCAAAACAAGGGTTAGAACAAGATATTATAAGAGGTTTAACAACTACAAGTTCAAGAAGAGATATCCCAAATACAGTATATGGATGGAATACACCTGGACCTTTAGATAAACGTGACGGAGCACCTAAAGGAAAATACGGAGAGCAAGAAAGTCAGGTAGATTATTTTAGAAGTAGACTAGGTGGATCTGCATTTACAATGGACGACGGTGATCCTAGTATTCTTAGAATGGGTATTGCTAAAGAAAACCCAGCAACATATTATGACGTAGAAAACACTCCGAAAAATGTTAGCAAAGCTGATAGGACATTACCTTTTAACGAACATATTAGATTACGCTCAAGAACAGGCCATCAAATTCTATTGCATAATACAGAAGATTTAATTTATATTGGTAATGCAAATGGTACAGCATGGATCGAACTAACGTCAAATGGTAAAATTGATGTGTATGCACAAGATAGTATTAACCTAAGAACAGAAACAGATCTTAATATTAAAGCTGACAGAGATATAAACATTGAGTCTGGTAAAGATATTAACTTTACAGCAGGACGTAATTATAAGTTAATGGTTAATAATGACAGAGATGTAAAAACAAATAAAAACGAAACAACATTTGTTGGTAAAGATAAAAATGAATGGACAGGAGATAACCATACAGTTGCAGTAGGTAGTGATCAAGATATACAAATTAAAGGAACACAGCGTTCTACTATTAGTGGAGATTATAATTTACAAGTTAGCCAAGATGGACATATTGCTATAAATGCAAACTTGCACAGTAAAGTAGTTGGTGATTATAGACAAACTGTAAATGGTGCATTTAATTTGAATACTGTAGGCGATAATAAATTTACAAGTGGCGCTAACACACAAATTAAAAGTGCCACTGATAATAAATTAGATGCTGGAGGTAAAACACAAATTTTATCAGTTGATGTACACAGAGAGCAGGCTTCAGAAATACACATGAACAGTCCGGCACAAGTTCCAGATCCTTCAGATACAGCAGATTCAATCGGTGATACCTTTACTAAACCTGCTACAAATCAAGTAGTTGACGACGGTGATCAAGTTTTAGATAAAGACGGAGTAATTATAAATGACTCTACTGGAAGCCCTTTAAGGGTTACAGCAGATGCACTTAGGGCAAGTGTTGCGGCCACAGCTACTAGACCAAGACGTATTCCAAGACACGAACCTTGGGACGGTCACGAAAATATTAATCCACAAGGACATACTCCTAGTGCGACTGCAAGTATCGAAGCACCGTCACCAGAGGTTAGATCACAAGCACCACAAATTGACAAAGATAGTGATATACCAGACTATTCAGAAACATCAGGTATCTACAATGCACAAGATGCATACATCCAGGATCCAGTAACAGGCGAGCGTGTAAAAGAACCTTTTAACGCCGATGTAGTTCCTACTAAGAATACAGATAACTTAGCAGGCAAACAACCAGCAGATCCAGTACCTGTTGACGATATGCAACGTTTCTTTTTAAGCGAACTTATTAAAGGTTTAGGACTTGATCCTGTTTTATGGAAAACGCAAAATGCTCATGCAGTTGCAATGGCATGTGCTCAAATACAAAAAGAATGTAACTTCGAACCAAGATCAGAAAACATGAACTATAGAGTATCAAGCCTACAGCGGGTTTGGCCAAATAGATTTGGCGGAGATGTAGGCAGACGTAGAGCTGAAGCACTTGTTGCAGGTGGTCCACCGGCTATAGCAAATTCAGTATACGGAAACAGAATGGGTAACGGTCCTCCAGAAACTGGAGATGGGTTTAGATACAGAGGTAGAGGACTCATACAAATTACAGGAACAGACAACTATAAAAGATATGGCAGACTAGCAGGAGTTGATATTTACAATAATGCAGACATGGCAAATGATCCTGAAGTAGCAACAAAAGTTGCAGTAGCATATTTAAAGAGCAAAAGTGTTACTTGGACAAGTACAGATTTTAATGCATTAGGCTCTGAATTTAAAAAGGCAGTTGGTTATGCAGAGCCAGCAGACGGATCAAACACAGCAAGTAGAATTGGCTTAGGAAAAGGATTCTATCAAAAAATTATTAACGATGAACTAACACCATTAGCAAGTCTAACAACAACGACACCTATAGATAAAGGTGCAGGAACATCGCAGGTACAATAATGCCATTAATAGCTAGAACAAAAGGATCAGGAGATATAGTTAACACAGTACATGCTATTTGTGTTGCTCCAGGAGACATATTAACAGAAACAGGCAGTGCTGATGTATTTGTAGTTGGACACGGTATCCATAGAAAAGACGATCTCAATGAACCACATACACATTGTCCACCAGTTTATTCTACTGAAATAGTAACACATAGTCCTAACGTATTTGCTAATGACAAAGAAATAGCAAGGATTGGAGACACTTATAGTTGTAGTGCTGAAGTTAAAAGTACAACACAAACCACAGTGTTTGCAAACGAATAAATACTATTATGGCAAACGATTTATATAAAACAATTAAAGTAGCATCACAAAAACAATCAAAACCTCCTGTTAAGCAAAAAGCATATAGAGGGTTTAGTACTGTTAATGCTGAAAACACTTCGTTTCAGCAATTTGATGTTGCACTTATTAAACAAAATTTATTAAATCATTTTAATATCAGACAAGGCGAAAAAGTGTCCGATCCTACATTTTGGTTGCATTATTTGGGACGCGATATTTGAACCATTGACAACAGAACTTAAAGATGCAATTACAACAAATGTTACAAATATTGTAAACTATGATCCTAGAACAAGAGCATCATCAGTACAAGTATCTGAATTTGAAAGTGGACTACAGATTGAATGTACAATAACATACTTAGACTACAATATTAGTGAACAATTAAGGTTACAGTTTGATAAAAATGTTGGTCTGACGTGATAGAATTAACTACTAGTATTATCATTTATAATAAATACAACGTAGAGCATTAAGAAGGATAATCAATGTCATCAACCGACAGACAAAACAGACTGCTACTTGCAGAAGATTGGACAAAAGTATATCAAAGCTACCGCAATGCGGAGTTTCGTAGCTACGATTTTGATTCATTAAGACGCTCAATGATCACATATCTGCGTCAAAATTACCCAGAAGATTTTAACGATTACATTGATACATCGGAATATCTTGCCTTAATTGATATGATTGCGTTCTTAGGACAAAATATTAGTTATAGAGTCGATTTAAACGCAAGAGAAAACTTTTTAGAATTAGCAGAACGTAGAGAATCAGTTCTTCGTTTAGCTCGCATGCTATCATATAATCCTAGACGTAATCAAGCGGCAAACGGACTACTTAAATTTGAGACAGTAAGTACTACAGAATCTCTTGTTGATAGTAACGGTAGCAATCTATCTGAGCAAACAATAATTTGGAACGATCCTAGTAACAGTAACTGGGCAGAACAATTTAGACGTGTACTTAATGCATCACTTCCGCAAAATGGAACTATAGGTAAACCATCAGTAAGTAAAGTAATTAATGGAGTGCTTACACAGCAATATAGAATAAATGGTGGACAAGATGATGTTCCGATATTTGGATTTACTAAAGGCGTAAACGGACTTCCTACACAATTTGAAGTTGTATCAACCGGTATAGATACTGACTTGAATAATATTATTGAAGAAAATCCAGTTCCTGGAACAAGTTTAGCATTTTTATATAGAGAAGACGGTCGAGGATCTAACAGTTCTAATTCAGGATATTTTTTACACTTCAGACAAGGTAAAATGCAATCTAACGAATTTACTATTAATTCTCCTTCAGCAAATCAAAAAATTGCAGTTGAAGCACAAGATATTAATGATACTGATGTTTGGCTATATCAATTAGATACATCAGGTATAGCAAATAAAATTTGGACAAAGGTTAATTCAACTGAAGGTAATAATGCAATTTATAATAGTCTAGTTAAAAATATTAAAGATTATTATGTTGTACAAACTAGAAATAATGATGAAATTAGTTTAGTATTTGCAGACGGTACATTTGGAAATTTACCTAATGGTTCATTTAGAGTCTATTATAGAACTAGTAATAATAGAGTAATTAATATAGCCCCAGAAGATTTATCAGGTATTACAATTAGTTTACCATACACAAGTAAAGCAGGAACATCAGAAACATTAACAATAGGACTTGAACTTAAACAAGCTGTAAATAATGCAACTACTAGTGAATCTACAGCTAGTATTAAATCAAATGCTCCGCAAACTTATTACACACAAAATAGAATGGTTACAGGTGAAGACTATAATATTGTTCCTTTAACAACTAACCAAGAAATTATTAAAGTAAAATCAACAAACAGAACAACTAGCGGAATTAGCAGATATTTTGATCTTAAAGATGTAACTGGAAAATACTCTAGTACAAATCTTTACGGATCAGATGGTATACTTTACAGAGAATCTTACGAACGTAAAACATCGTTTACCTTTTCAACCCAAACAGATATTGAAGGCACTATTGAAAATACAATATTACCAATTATTAAAAATAGAGCAATAAGTAATTTTTACTTTGGCAACTATGCTAAAATTATTGTTAGTGATCTTAATGCAAAATGGAAACAGGCAACAAAAACTACAAATAGTTCAACAGGTTTGCTTCAGAATATTAGTGATGTTGCTTATCAAGTAGGTACATTTACTGGAGGTTCTTTAAAATATGTAGAAGCTGGTGCTTTACTTAAATTTAAACCTCCGGCAGGGTTCTACTTTATTGGTGATGGCGAACTTACAAGTAGCTCAAGTGCAAAAGGCGCAAGCTCATACAAGTGGGTAAAAGTTATTAGTGTTAATGGTGCAGGAACAAGTATTGATAGTGTAACAGGTGCAGGATCAATTGTGTTTAATGAAATTTTACCTTCTAACAGTGTACTAGAAGAAGTTAAACCTAAGATAGTAAAAGACATTTCAGCAGATGTTAGATCACAGATTATTGATCAGGTATTTGCATACAAAACATTTGGACTACGTTACGACCAAGTTAATCGAAATTGGCGAGTAATAATTAATGAAAATTTGAATACAGTAGATGTGTTTAGTAACGGTAAAACAGGTGATGTTACAAATAACCAGTTAGACTCTAGTTGGCTAATACTATTTGAAACTAACGGCGAAAAGTATACCATTACAAATAGAGGATTACGTTACATATTTGAAAGTGATAAAGAATTAAGTTTTTACTTTGACGGACAAAGCAAAATATACGATTCGCAAACAGGGCAATTAGTTAAAGACAAAATTGCTATTATGAATTTTAATACTCAACCAGATTCTCTCAACGCATTTAATAATGATATTAATTGGGAAATAGTAAAAGAATTTACAAATGCAGACGGATATATCAATAGTAAAAAAGTTGAAGTTAGCTTCTTTGACTTAAACGATGACGGAAGTGTAGACGATCCAGATATATTTGATAATGTAGTAGCACCACAAACAAATTCTGCAACAAAATATATTTTCTTAAAGAAAGAATCGTCAGATCAAGGATTTAGCAAATACAATTATTATAGCAAAGGAAGTTCTATTAATGTTGTTGCAACAGAAACTGAAATAGGTGCATACAGCCAATACACTGATGGACAAATTTTTTATATAATAGATAATGATAATTTTAAAATTTTAAATAATAATCTTCTTAGTATTACATCAGATTATAAAGCATATGTTGGAAGATCAGATCTTAAATTCCAATATGTACATAGTGCAGATCAAAGCAATAGAATTGATCCTAGTGCAAGTAATATAATCGATGTATATATGTTAACTAGAGCATATGATATAAACTTTAGAAAGTATCTTAGAGGAGCAATAGAAACTATGCCGTTACCTCCTAGTTCAGATGAACTATTTCAAAACTATGGCGGACAAATTAACGAGTACAAATCAATTAGTGACGAAGTAATATATCATTCGGTGCAATATAAACCTTTATTTGGTGTACATGCACAAGATACTTTACAAGCAACTTTTAAAATTGTACCAAACGCAGGTGAAGTTGTAAACGGTAATGAATTAAAAACAGACGTTATCAGTGCAATTAATAAATTCTTTGGTTTACAAAACTGGAACTTTGGTGATTCTTTTCACTTTACTGAATTAGTAACATATATAATGAATAGTATAGCACCTAATGCTGTTAATATTTTACTTGTTCCAAAACAAGCCTCACAAGGCTTTGGTAGTTTATACGAAGTAAAAGCAGAAAACAATGAACTTTTTATTAATGATGCAACAGTTGATGACGTTGAGATTATTGACAGTGTTACAGCTTCAAGAATTCAAGCATCAGGTAATGTAATAACATCAACAGGTACAACTAATACAGGTATTAGAAGTCAAGCATTAACAACTACAAGCACAACAACTACTAGTTCAAACAGTACAAGCAGTAGCAGTAGTAGCAGTTCAAGCGGAAGTAGCGGAAGCGGCGGAGGATATGGTTACTAATGGCACAGGATGAAAGCCCAATCCCAACAGGGAATAACGCAAAAAGAAAATCAGCTGATTTATTACCAAGATATTTTCGAACTACAGCGAATAAGAAATTTTTAAGTAGTACACTAGACCAGATGATGCAACCTGGTGTTATTGAAAAGGTTGATGGATTTATTGGTCGTAAAGATGCAAAGGCATTTAAAGCTTCGGACAATTACATAAGTGATGTATCTACTAGTAGAGAAAATTATCAATTAGAACCTGTTGCGACAGTAACAGACAATTTAGACAACATTACATTTTATAGAGATTATAGAGATTATATAAACGCAAGTTCAATTAGAAATGCAGATAATATCGATCATAGCAAGTATAGCTCACAAGAATACTATGCATGGCAACCACATATTAATTGGGATAAGTTTGTAAATTTTAGAGAATACTATTGGCTACCAGCTGGACCGGACGAAGTTCCTGTTTATGGAAGTGCAAGGAATATTACTAGTACCTTTGCAGTTAATCGACAAGATAATGTTGATAACAACAGTTATATTTTTAGCGACGAAAATAAAGTAAGCAATCCTACATTAACTTTATATAGAGGACAAACGTATAATTTTGATATTAATGCTGTTGACATGCCTTTTAGTATTAGAACTAGTACTGAAATAAGTGACGACACAAATTTATATAATATAGGAGTAAGTCAACAAAAGGTTGAACAAGGCACAATAACGTGGACAATTGATTTAGAATCACCTGATACTTTATATTATACGAATGGAAATGATATTGAAACATCAGGACTTATTATTATAAAAGATATTAGAGATAATACACAACTTAATGTAGGTGACGAAGTTATTGGTAAAAAAACTTATACTATGCAAAATGGTTATGAATTAACAAATGGCATGAAGGTAAAGTTTTATGGACAAATTACACCAGCCAAATATGGTGAAGGTAATTGGTATGTCGAAGGTGTTGGAGAATCAATTAAATTAATTTCAGAAGACGATCTTGTTATTACTGCTGACTACTTGTCAGATGTTGCTTCTGCGTTTGACGCACAAGGATTTAGTTCATTACCTTTTGGTGATGCAACATCATATGCTACATTAAAAGATTATATTGTTATTAATAGAGCATCCAAAGACGGAAATCAATGGTCACGTTATAACAAATGGACACATAAAAGTGTAATTGAAAATATTGCAAAAATTAATAATGTTCCTGTAGTTTTAGATCAGAATTATAGAGCTACAAGACCAATTATTGAATTTAATGCAGGATTAAAACTTTATAATTTTGGAACACAATCAAAAACTTCAGTCGACTTAGTTGATACAGTTACTAAAGATGTGTTTTCGGATATCGAAGGCCAAGTTGGTTATTTTGTTGACGGAGTAGAATTAGTAAAAGGTATGCGTGTGTTGTTCACAGCAGATCCTGATAGCTTTGTTGCAGGTAAAATTTACGAAGTTAATTTTATTAGTCAAAACGGAAATCTACAACTTGCTCTTAAAGAAAGTACAGATGCAGTTCCGCAAACAAACGAAACAGTACTAGTAAAAGCAGGTACAAATTATAAAGGTAAAATCTTTTATTACAATGGTACTACTTGGAAACAAACACAAGACAAGACTAAAGTTAATCAGCAACCTTTATTTGATTTATATAACGATGCAGGTGCACAGCTATCTACATTAGATTCTAGTACATTTTCTGGAAATAAAATTTTTAGTTATAAAGTTGGTACAGGTGCAAACGATACAGAACTAGGATTTCCATTAAGCTATAGAACGATAGAAAACAGTGGTGATATTGTTTTTGATTTTAATCTATTGTTAGACACTTATCAATATGATGTACTAACTGATGTACTTACTGTTAGTACAGACACTGCATTATTAAGAAAGTATACTGATAGAACAACATTTACAAATGTTTCAGGTTGGACAAAGGCACTAACAAAGTCTACACAGCCTGTTGTTAAACAAGAAACAGTTGGTGCTAGAACAAACAATTTTATTATCGATGTTTATAATAATAGCGGAAACTTAAATGATTTAGACGTTAAAGTTTATGTAAACAGTGTTCGAAAGCGTGACGGTGTTGATTATACTATTAATAGAGTTAACAATTACGCATATGTTACATTTAATACAAACTTAGTAGTTGATGATAAATTAGTTTTAAAAACTACATCAAGTTCGCCAAAAAGACCAAATGTAGGATTTTATGAATTTCCAATTAACTTTGAGAAAAATCCACAGAACGAAAATGTTACAACTTTTACACTAGGAGAAGTATTAGATCATGTTGATAGTATAGTTGATAATGTTGCTGGATTTAAAGGCACATTTCCAGGAGTTAGTAATCTAAGAGATCTTGGTAATTCAGCAAAGTATGGATTAAAATTTGTACAACATAGTGGACCAGTCAATCTTGCTTTAGTTAATATTACTGACAAAGATTATGATGCTATTGAAGCTATGAAATACTCTGCTATTGAATATATTAAGTTCAAAAGAGAATTTTTAAGAATAGCTAACGAACTTGGGTTTGAAGGGAATGATAAAGTACATGTAGATAAGGTTCTAACAGAACTTAACTCAAGCAAAACTAACAAAGATGCATTTTATTTTAGTGATATGATAGCCCACGGGGGAGACACTAAAGTAACACATAACATTGAAGATTCGTCACAAACAATTTTTAGCCTAACACGTGGTATTGACTTTACATCATTATCTGATAAAGCAGTACTAGTATACCTAAATGAAAAACAGCTAACGATCAACAAAGATTATACAGTTAGTACAGACGGATTTTTAACATTATTAAATGCACCAACAGGTGGTGACGTACTAGATGTATATGAGTTTATTACAACAGATGGTTGTTGGATACCACCAACACCTACTAAGTTAGGATTATATCCTAAGTTCACCCCAGAAATATTTTTAGACGACACTTATGTTAAAACACCAACAGACTCGACAGGTCCTTATAAGATATATGGCAGAGACGAAGCAACAACAGCTTCATATAAAGGCAAAGTTGGTTGGTTCTATCCTTTGTTTACTGATGAAGTTTCAGCACAGCAAGAAGATATAAGAAATGGTGGATCAGGATTAGCTCACGTACATATTTTTGCAGGATCTAATACTTTGTTTTATATGCCTAGTGGAACTATGAATCATGCCACTAATGATACACAATTAATAGATGAATATCCAAATGCAAGAGCAATGCTACAAGGACATGACGGAAGTTTATGGAGATGTTTTGGAGACTTTAGAGATAATCTTTTATTAGATATTGAAAAAAGAATTTATAATAATTTAAAACAACCTTACGATGAAAACATTTTAGACATTACTGATTACATTCCTAGCAAAAAAAGAGTTACAGGATTTACAAGAAAGCAAATTTCGAAAACAATGATTTCAGAATTTAACAGTTGGTTAGAAACTGTTGGAACACCTGATTATGTATCTAATACATATTATACTCCAGGCAATGGCTTTACATATTATTACGGCGCGGCAAGCGATCCTTATGCTCAACCGCTAACAGGCTTTTGGAGATCGGTATATAAAGATTTTTATAATACAGATAGACCGCATAGTCATCCATGGGAAATACTTGGATTTAAAGAAAAACCTAATTGGTTTGACACCGAATATGGACCAGCTCCTTATACAAGTAATAATTTATTACTTTGGGAAGATTTATCAAAAGGCATTGTTAGAGGAAAATCTGGATCTAAAGTAACTTATAGAAACAAATATAAAAATGAAGATATTTACAAATATATTCCAGTTGATGCTAATGGTAATCTTTTAGCACCAAACGAAACAGGATATTCTCAAGGTAATATTACTACAACTTATAATTACGAATTTACATTTGGTGACGAAGCTCCTGTAGAAACTGCTTGGCGTCGAAGCTCACATTATCCATTCAGTTTAATGATATCATGGGCATTAAATCAGCCAGCACAGTTTTTTGGACTAGCTTTTGATAGAAGTAGAATTGTACGTAACGGAGCAGGACAATTGGTTTACAAAGATACAAGTAAACGTATTGAATTAAACCAACTTAAATTTCCTAATAGTACTACTGATAGTGAAAGAGTATTCACAGCAGGTATTGTAAATTATATGCAAGGCTATCTTGTAGAAAATGATACTCTTAGATTTATTAATTACAAAACTAATCTTACATCAGTTCAAAATAAGCTAGGATCTAAAATAGGTGGATTTACACAAAAGTCTAAATTTAGATTGATACTAGATGCAAGAACTCCTACAAATCAGGGTAATGTTTTTGTTCCTGAAGAAAACTATAAAATTCAATTAACAAAAAGCATACCAACAGAAGTAATATCATATAGCGGAATGATTATTGAGATTACTGCTTCAGGATATATTATTAAAGGATACGACAAAGATAATCCTGTATTTAAATATTATCCTGTTATAAGAAAAAACAACGATCGTGTGATAAATGTAGGTGGAATTAGTGAAAACTTTTTAACATGGACAGAAGATAAATTATACGAAGTAGGACAAATTGTTGAATTGTCTGATAATTATTATAGAGTAAAAATATCACACACATCAAGTGACAATTTTAATCAAGATAATTTTCAGAAACTAGCAGAGCTTCCTGAAGAAGGTGGGGCATCAGCATATCTTTCTACTAACTTTGACACAACCTTACAAGAGATGCCATACGGTACATTATTCAGAGATAAACAAGACGTTGTTGATCTTATGATGGGATATCAAAGATATCTTATAGCAACAGGGTTTAAATTTGATTCCTTCAATCAAGATATTGAAGAAATTGAAAATTGGAGTCTTAGTGCAAAAGAATTTTTATTCTGGACTACACAAAATTGGGAAGCTGAAACTATACTAACTTTAAGTCCTAGTGCAAGACAAATTACCTTTACAAGACCATATTCGGTAGTTGATGACATATATGACAACTTTTATGATTATAGTTTATTAAAAGCGGATGGAAAAAGATTGTTAGCAGACTTTGCAACAACAGAACGTGACAACACAAACGATTTTGGAATTTTTGTAAAGAACACTGATGACGGTATCTATCATCTTAAAATTCCATTAGTTCAACACGAGCATGCTATTGTTATTGATAACAAAACTGTATTTGGAGATGTGATTTATAACAGAGCTCAAGGTTATAGACAAGAAAGAATCAAAGTAAAAGGATATCGCTCAGATGATTGGAACGGTTCTTATAATATTCCAGGTTTTATATTTGATGATGCAGTCGCTACCGAATGGGCCGCTTGGCAAGATTATAAAATAGGATCATTAGTTAAGAACAAACAATATTATTATGTAGCATCTAGAAATATTTCAGGAACAGAAATATTCCAAGAAGCAGGATGGGTATTGTTGAACGAAAAACCAGAGCAACAATTATTACCAAACTTTGATTATAAAGCAAAACAGTTTTCAGATTTTTATGATTTAGATTCTGATAACTTTGATGTTGAACAACAAAAACTTGCACAGCATTTAACTGGATATCAAAAACGTAAGTATCTTGAAAATATTATTAATGATGATGTTAGTCAGTATAAGTTTTATCAAGGAGCAATCCAGGATAAAGGTACAAAAAACGTTTTAACTAAATTATTTGATAAATTAGGAAGTGCAAATAAAGATAGTTTAGAGTTTTACGAAGAATGGGCAGTGCGTGTAGGACGTTATGGTGCATCTACAGGCGAAGACCACTTTGATATTGTTTTAGATGAAAGTAAGTATAGACAAGAACCACAACAGGTTGAACTTGTGGATACTATTAATCCGCAAGACACTACTTTAATTTATAGATTAGATAGAAATAATATATATGTAA